TCGCCCCGGTCAAACACTTCTGCGTCCCATGTTTTGACGTTGAACTTGATCGGATAGGTCACCCACCAAAACTGCACACCACCGATGAACTCTGAACGCGCCTTGATGCCGCCCATCAACGCTTCTCGTACGCCGAATCCCAAAAACACGTCCAGATTTGTCTTGCCGCTGTAGAGGATCTGCGTAGACGCCGAGAAACCGAGTTCCCATCGGCTGTATCGAAGCGTGGGAATATGAACTGTCTTCTCAATAGGTGGGTCTGTGTACGGGTCTCCGGCTGGAGTCAATAGGACAGTGCCCGCGTGGTCCTTTGTGGGGTTAACCGTAAATGACTCTGAGTCCCATTCGATCTCGGGCGACCAATCCTGTGGCGAGTCACTACCGCCCGAGTTGCTGCCGGTCTGCTGGTCGGTTGCGCTGTCCCACTCAACCTCGACAATCCACAGCTTGCGAGTCTCGTCGTGATCGACAATCCGCCGGCGGTTGACAATCGCCCCGCTGTCTGTCCGCCCGTTATCGCCGACGAACCCAGACGACCAGGCTGGCAGTCCGCTTGTCTCGTAGACATCGCCCTCGTCATCTGTGCCGTCGTCCGACGTAATTACGTAGCTCGTGACGTAATTGCGATGGATCAACCCATGCTCTTCAGCAGAGAACACCGCATTGCGCGAGCCTCTCATGATGCCTTGGAGTGTGGTTGTCATTTCACCAGCGTCCGTAGTATTGCTTGCTGAGCTTCTGAGCTTCTATACTTCTTCTTCGCCGAACGCTTCGCCGGTGCTTTCGGCAACTTCCGTCGCTCTCTTGATGTATCGTCTGGCAAGCCAAAATGCAGGTCATACGCCATCAGGTCGAGCACATCCTGCCGTGTCATCCGCTGCCCAAGCTCCTCTGGCGGGATTCGGTAGAGCAGCGACAACCGAATCGCGAACGCCTTGCCAGGGAGCCGTTTCAGTTTTTTTCCGCAGGTTCGATGTCGTTATTGAGTTCGCACGCGGCGTCGAATAACCGACCGATAACCGCCGGCGATTTCTCGCCCAACTTACTCAACTGCTCCGCGGTGACCGGCTGACGTTTCCCATTTGTATCCGCCCAGCACGCTGCCACATACGCCGCACGAAGCCCGGCAAGTAACTCTGGCGAATCCTTGCCGAACGTCAGCCGCGCCTCGAACTCGTCGAACTTTGCAGAGGACATAGTCGATAGGCACACGTCCCCACCCCACTCAGGGCAGGAAATAGTGGCCGACCGACCATCAGCCGCTTTAAGGGCGGCATCGATTGAAAGTGTCATTAGCTTGAGTCAGTTCCAGTTAGGGCTCCGAGCCAGGAAATTGTGTAATTGCCGACCATCTTGTCTTCGAGCGGCACTGAGAAGTTGTGCGAAGAAATCGCACCGCTGCCCGCGTAGGTGGCTCCAGACGATTCGCCCGTCACGGTCTTGAATGTGAACGTCATCGTCTGAGCGGTGCCGATTGCCGTGTGCAATAGATCGAGCTTGTCAGGGTCCACATGTATTTCGCATTCAAGCGTCCCTGGTGCGATCAGGTCGCCCATGATCGCCGTTCGCGTTCCTGTCGTGCCTAGATGTGAAGTGTCAACCACTGGCACCTCAAGCCCGCTGAAGTTCGATCCAATGATCTCCACGTCATAATCCGACGTACCCATCGCGAGCGTGCAACCTGTTCCCGTCCTGACTGTCATACCTGTTCCCCTATAGTGTCGGTGCCGTTTCGGTTATCGAGAGAATCCAATCCTGGCTGACGACATAGCGATGCAGGTCGCTGCCGTCAGCCGGTTCGTCCGTGTCGTAACGTGTCACGTCTAAGCGGCACGTCTGCGCGTATTCGGCACCCATCGCGCCGGTGTATCCGTTTGCGGCGTTTCGCATCGCCTCGGCCAGTGTGTTCGCCCCTGATCGACTCGTTGCGTACAGATTTGCCTGAATCCGCAGCGTCGTCAGCGCCGCTGCACCGCCCAGGTGATGCTCTGGCACGTTGCTAATGACGTGGTAGACGACCGCGGGAAGTGTCGGCGTTTGCGGCAAGTAGTCCGGGTACATCCGCGTAGAAATCAGGCTTGAGACGCCTGTCTTCGTCAGGATGTACGTTCGGAATGCTTTGCCGCCGTCACTCATCGTGTGTTCGCTCTGATTCCGTTGATGATCTTGTCCCGAAACGCTCGCTTCATCGCGTCGTGGCTCATGTCTGCCGCTGGCCGCATGAATGGCCTAGGTCTCGCTCGCTTGCCAGTGTCCCTGCCCTTCGCTGTCACGATGCGGTGTCCATGCTCAACGAGGTGAGCATGGGCGCCGCCAGCCTTCCTGAATCCAATCCTCGAGCCGATAACTCCCTGCGCCGCCAACTGTGATGAGTTCTTCCACTTGCTTGATGGCACCTGCATCATCGAACGCTTGAGCCCCGTCAGCTTGCCCTTGGTGTTGCGAGACTTGCGATCTGGCACGAGTCGCTTGGTCGCCTTCATTAGCACCGACCCAGCCGCCCTGGCTCCCTGCCGCAGGTACTTCCGCTGTTTCGAGCCGGTGAGAGCATCGAATCGTCGATCAATGGCATTGAGCCCTATTACGGTGGCTGTCACGCGTCCACCTCCCGACACACCAGCACTAACTCTCTCTGGTATCCGTCTGGGTCGGTCACTCGATCGATATTGAAAAACCGGCCGTCATCTGTCTTGAGTCGCATTTTCGGCGACACATCGCCTAGGTGCCGAATGGTCACCTTCTGCACAATGCCCGCCTCGATCCCGTCGCCCCGTTGCTCTTCGCCTCCGCCTTGTGATTCGATCTTCGCTGGGACGTTACGCATCCATTGCGACCACGCCTCGATAGGCTGGCCGTGCGCGTCCACCGCAGGCGCGTTGGTCTGAATCGTGACCAATCGCCTTAGTTGTCCCGACCGTACGCGAGCCATTCGTCTCCCACCTTATGAATGCCGATGAGCCGTTCCGCCGTTGGCCCGACCTTGCCGCTGCCATCTCGCTCGTTGAACCAGTCATCTACGAGCATGAGAAGGCACGCCTTGACGCTTGCTGGCACCTGCGCCGCTGTTCCGTATCCGCAGACCGCTCGAACAACCAAGGCGCCCTCAATCCCGCGAGCGACGGGCCAGACTCCGTTGAACACTGGAAACACTCGACCAGGCTCAAACGCCACATCGACTGTGTAATTGCTGCTTGACCACGTCGTCGAATTGCCATCCGCGTCGGTGTACGTCACGCTTGTGATTGACTGAATTGGCGAGCGTGGCACCAATAGCGGTTGCCGACCGACCGGGAACGCATCGAACGTGAAATCCCAGGTAGCCGAGACGATCTGTCGGTTAGTGCTCTCCTCGAAGAATCGCCGAGCTGTCGAGATCAATGCCGATAACTGGGCGTCGAAATCGTTGTTCGCGGATGGCAAGCCAAGGTGCGTCTTGACTTCCGTCATCGTCAACGGTTCAGTCGCAGCTGCGGTGATGAGTGTTTCGCCGTACACTAGTCCGCCTTTTTGGTTCGTCGGCGTGGCTTGGGCTTTGCGGCCGTCTCTGGTGCAGCGACTTCGGCCAGCATTGCCTGGTGCGTGTCTATCAATCGCTGGCCTTCAGTGGCTGATACTTCGATGACATCGCCCGGCGCGTTGCTAAACCGATCGCCAGCACGCCCCACAAGTAATTTGATTCGCATGATGTGTCCCAAGAGGATGAGAAGCCCGGCGACCGCGCCCGATTGCGCGGTCGCCGGTGCCCCGTCGAGTGACTACGATGCTGCCTGAATCATGTGCTTCAGTGCTGCCGCTTGGATCGTGTCCGAATCCGTGCGGAAGAATGCAACAAAACCAGTCTGGTCAACGTCGCGATAACGCTCTTCCAGCCGATGCAGGCGAATGTCGGCAACGTCACGAATGACGAACTTCTCGAATGCGCCGAAGAGCATCGTCTTGTCGGCCGCGGTGATCGTCGCCGACATGTCCTGGTTAACCGAAACCGGATAACCGAAGAGCATATCCGGCACACCAGCCTGAACGCTCGGCTCCCACAGGTATCGACTGTCGCTGTCCTTGAGCTTCCGAACCGCTTTCAAAACGGTGTCGTGAAGCATGAAGCCAACGCTGGACAAGCCGCGATAGGCCGGGTCAAGCGAATGCGCGAGATCGATAATCTCGTCACCCGTGATCGCAGTCGTGCTGGCAGTTGTTACGCCCAACCCTGACGCCGTGACGACGCCATTAGGTTGCGACGAACCCGAGCCGGTCGTGTACTGAGCCGCCGTGATTCGCCCAAGTCTTTCACCAAGCAGACTTGCGATCACTTCGCCCAAGTTGAACGCCGAATCCTCAAGCAATTCCTGCGAAACCAAGATCGGCTTGCTAGAATACTTGTAGGCGTTGAACGTCGTCACGCCGAACGTGGGATCAACCGAGGAGCCGATGGTAGTCGCTTCCGCAAGCAACGCGCCTGTGTTCGACGTATCGTTGACGGTCGGCCACGGCAAATCGCTTCCGTTTGCAGTCCGAACAACTCGGCACACCTGACGTGGTCCGTTGAACGCGAGCATTTGCCGCTCAAGTTCATTGACGAATCCCTCTGGTGCGGTGTATCCGCCCTCTGAGTCCGTGCCGACCGTCAAGCCAGCTCGGGACTCAAACATCGGCCGCCCACTGCGCGACCAAATGCCAGCGCCGCGAATATTATCTGCCGCTCGGAAACTCGCCCGAAACTCGAAATTGCGGTGATTAACACCGAGCAAATCGCACGCGGTTTGCTCCCGCTCAGAGACTTCCATGCCGTGCCCCGACCGCATCCACGCCTGAAGCGAGAGTCGCCGGTGCTCATCCGTGATCTGCGGCAAGCCAGTCCGGTCCTGGGCGCCAGCGGCGTCATCAAGTCCAGGCTTGACAGTGTTGCGCGATTGCTCTTGCTGCTCGGCGACATCGTCAGCTCGCTTTTGAACCTCGTCCGCCGCTCGGGCTTGATCCATTTCCTTCGACGTGGCGTTGTAGTCGTCGTTGACTGCTTCCCACGCTGTGCGATCTTCCGCCGACCACTCGTCTTGACGGTCGGCCAGTGATTTGATCGTGGCTGCTTGCTTGTTCCGCTTCTCTTGCAGGTCTTGCAATTTGGTCGTCATTTCCCCGTCTCCGTGATAGGTCGACGAGGTGCGGCACGAAAAAAGACGGCAGCGGTTCGCCGACACTGATATTGGGTCAGTGTGCAACGAACTGCTGCCGTCTTCTAAAGGCGTCTCGGTTCGCGATTGAGTTATTACGATCTTACGAATTCGCCCCTATTGGTCAAGGCTATTTTCGATTTCTACTGCGCGGGCTCGCACGCGCACGGCATCGCGGTCGCGCAAGACGGTGTCTTTCCACTCATCTCGCTCGGTTCTCGCCTCGGCCAAGTCGGTCTCTCGCAGCCCAGACGTTGCCGATTCGTACGCCGGGAAGACCACCGGGCCAACTTCCCACAACTCAACCTCTTGGACCTCGCGGATGTCGATAGACGACCCATCTTCGCGAGTCTCTTCAATCCACGCCACTTTGCGAGGCACGAACATGAATGAAGAGCCGCTCACGTCGCCCCGCTCGATTGGCGACATGACTTGATCGCGTACCAGCTGCGTGTCTGGCGGCGTGATCTCATACCGCAGGCCAACGGCATCGACCGACAACGCCAAGGTGCCGGCGACATTCCGCCCCAGCACGATATTCGCGTCGTGATTGAACAGAGACCGCACGTCATCTTCCGCAATGGCTCGATCAAACGCACCTGGCACGATTCGCTCGTACACATCCCGCCAGAGCTGATACTGCGTGCCTAGGTCGTCCGCGTTGTAGAACACGGCGCCATAGCCTGAAATCGTCTTGCTGTCGCCGTCTGCCCGCAACTGGACGGGCCGATTCACGAAACGTCTTGCCTTGGTCATCGAACCGCCTCCCTAAGTTCCTCGGTAATGAACTCCGCTCTCAACTCATGTTTCTTCAGGATCTCGTCTGCAACCGACTCTAGCTCTTCAGGCTGAGCACGGTTCAGCGCCTCGTTGAGTTCGTTGCAAAGGGCGTCAAACACCAGGCTTTCCACGTCTGGACTGTCGCCAAACACGTCCCTGAACTGCTTCCGGTGTGCTGATAGCCGACCGTCAACCCACTCGCAAAAGTCCGTTGGCTTCTTCGCCTTGTGCCGCCCACGTTGCCCAATATTGAACAGCAACCGCCGAACGTCGTGCAGCGTCCTGTCTTCGTCCTCATCCGCTTCAGGCGAGTCGTCGTCATTGGCCGGAAGTGCCGGTGCGTCTTCGCCTGTCGCGTTGTGGTTCATCGGCGAGTAGTACACGTTTCCGCCGTCGCGAGGATTCATATTCTCGGCGGCTCGAACCTCGTTGACGCTCCAAACACCCCACTCAAGGCCAGTCTCGTAGACCTCCATGCGAGCTTTTGCGTTCATTCGCAAGAGCGACTTAGTGTTATGCTCAAAGAAGTGCGACTGCTGCTGTGCCGTCGTCAACAGCTTTGCCCAGCACTCGTCGGCAATTAGGTCAAGCCATATCTGAATCGTTGAGTCCAGGTAGGCTTGGTTGTCTTCTGACTTCGAGTTATAGCTGACCGAATCCGACAGCCCCAATCGACTGGGCGATAAATTAAACCATCGCGCAATCTCCCGCACTTGATCTTCGCGAAGCTCATGATGTTGCGACCTCTTGGCGTCCACGGTGACGTTATGGAACTTCGCCCCGTCTCGCAGAATCGCCGTCTTGAACCAATTGCCCTTGCCGGAGTATTTCTTAAACCAGCCTTGCTCAAGGTTGTCCGCTGCCTTCTTCGTGTAGTGCGGTGGAATCTCAAGCACACCGCCCGCTTGGGCGCCATTCGCGAAGAACTCGCTGCCGAACCCCTCGGCCGCCAACGCCAGCCCCCACGAATCCTTCGCCTGGCCGACTAAGTCGCAACCGCTCATGTTGTCGGTCGCGATTCCCTCGACGTGGAGCACATCAGCCGCAGCCAGCGGCGTGGGCCGGCCATCTACGATCGTGATAAATCGCAGCTCGCCACCCTTCCGCTCGGGATAGGTTCGGTCAGGCAGCAGGTTGATGAGCGCAATCGGCTCACCGCGGCCGTTGCGGTCAACGAACGCGTAGGCATTGTTCCACAGAAGCAAATGAACCATGAACCGTCGCCAGAACTTCTTAGATGTAACCTCGTCATTCGCTCGCCGCCTGACGACATTGTTCGCCGGTACGCCTATCGCCTTCTCGCGAGACTGGGCGTCAATCCGGCGGAACAAGTCGAGTGGCTGCTTAGCCACGTCGCCGGAGATCATCGACACGGCTTGCCAGATAGGCGCCAGGCTCAGCGCGTTCTTGTGCGTGACGTTGATGCCCGCGCTAGACGTGGAGCCGCCAAAGGCGTCATTCCACGCGTCTGGGTCCGTCAACGACAGATTCGGATTCTCAAGCGACCGAGTCAGCCCTAGAAATTCGCTAATCATGATCTCACCATCCCAATCAATGCCGCGCTAGACGCGACCGCCCCGCACGCGATCAAACCCCAGCGGAAATCAAACAGCATCGCACCGCCGACAAGCAGCAGGACGCCAATTAACAACACCGTCTCGCGGATTCGCTTCATTAACCGAATTCCAATTCGTTCTCTTCGTAGTAACTGCTCTGCGATTCAGCCGCATTTGCCAACGCTCGCCCCTTCGCCATCGCCAGCGA